AGTATTACGCAATGTTTGGTGGTGCTATAGGTCTTACAGACACAACATCTGGAGGTTTATATTTAGCCCCTACACCTGATGTTAATTACAGATATAGAATATATTACAACAAAATGCCAGTAGGACTAGGTACAGGTAGTGGGGGTAATTCCCATACATACCTTAGTAATTATATGCCACAAATCTTATTATATGCTTGTTTGGTAGAAGCATATGGATTTTTAAAAGGTCCAATGGATATGTTGACATTGTATGAAAATAAATATAAAACAGGCATACAACAGTTTGCTGGAATGCAAATTGGGAGAAGAAGACGAGATGACTACACTGACGGAACTGTTAGAATACAAGTCAAGTCACCTTCACCATAAAAAAATTAGGAGATAAATATTATGACGATAGCCTCAGCAGTTTGTTCAAGTTTTAAAAAAGAATTATTACAAGGGTATCATGATTTTGATGCTAATGGATCGGGTGGAGATACTTTTAAACTTGCTTTATATACAAGTGGCGCAACTTTAAATGCAACCACTACAGTTTATTCAACTAACCCAGGCGGCGGATCAAATACTGAAGTAGCTAACGGTAATGGATATACAACAGCAGGAGCTACTCTTGTAAATACTGGCGTAGGTTTAACTTCTACTACTGCATTCACAGATTTTACTGATGTGTCTTTTACATCAGCATCTTTTACAGCGAACGGTTGTTTAATTTATAATACACAGGCTAATGCTGGTTCTGGTACTACAAACGCTGTATGTGTTGTAGCTTTCGGTGGAGACAAAACTGTTTCTTCGGGAACTTTTACAATTCAGTTTCCAACTAACGATTCATCATCAGCTATTCTGAGACTAACAGCATAGGGAGTAGATCCTTATGTCTTTAATTAGAACTTTTACAGTAACAGTTGCTAACCCTGGTTCTGGTAATAGATATTATATAGACGATGTTTTACAAGACACTATAAATCTTGCAGAAGGTTATACTTACGTATTTAATTATCCTTCGGCTCACCCATTTAGATTTTCTACAACAAGCGACGGCACACACAATTCTGGAAGTGAATATACAACCGGCGTAACAGTAAATAGTTCAACACAAGTTCAAATAACTGTTGCTGCCTCAGCACCAACTTTATATTATTATTGTTCTTCTCACCCTAATATGGGTGGTCAAGCAAATACCGTGGACTCTGATACATGGGGAATGCTTACGTGGGGATTAAATACTTGGGGGAGTCAAGATGGTATTTCTGTACCTCTTACTGGTTTATCTACTACAACATCTTTAGGTACAGTAATAGCTGCGTCTGAAGACGGATGGGGTGCTGATGCATGGGGTGATAATACCTGGGGAGAAAATGCTATAAATGTTTCTATTGATGGTTTGTCAATGTCTGCTCATCTTGGACCAGATGGTTGGGGAATAAATTCATTTGGTAATGGACAATGGGGTGATCCATTTGCATTTAATCCAGCAAGTATAATTGTACCAACAGGTCAAACTTTAGCTGCTGATGTAGGAGATATTACAATTAGTAGAATTGATATGGTATTTAGTATTTCTGCACCTGGAGCAATTGGTACAGGTATAGGTACTTTAGGAATAAATAACGGATCAGATCATACACAAGGTTTAGCAAGTTTAACAGCAGGGTCTGCAGTAGGTTCTATTTCTCCTGCGGATGTAATGGGATTAACAGGACAAGTTATTAAAAGTGAAGTTAATGCTGGTGGAGTAAATACCGGTGACACTACTGCATTTACTTTAGCTAGTGTAACAATGAGTGCGGAAGTAGGTTCTATATCTCCTGCCGATGTAGTAGGTTTAACAGGTGTAACTTTTGCAGCAGATGAAGGTGCAATAAGTCCAACAAACATGACTGTAGGATTGACAGGACAATCAATTACTGCTAGTATAAATACTGTAGGTTTAGGGACAATTGGATATCAAGATGTTGACATAACAGGTAATACATCATATACAGACGTTAACCACGCAGCTTAATAGGAGAACAAAATTATGGCATCAACTTATACGGATCTTGGTATAGAACTAATGGCAACCGGCGAAAACGCTGGTCAATGGGGAACAAAAACAAACGCTAACTTAAGTCTTATTGAACAATTAACTGGTGGATATAATTCTCAAGCTGTAACTGATTCAGGAACACCAACAGCTTTAACAATAGCAGACGGTGCTTTAACAGGTACTGCTCAACACAGAATTATAGAATTAACTGGATCAATATCAGGAGCAAGAGTTGTAACTTTTCCTTTACTTACAGAAAATTTTTACATTATTAAAAACACTACATCCGGTGCATACACAGTTCAATTAAAAGCAGTATCTGGTTCAGGAGCCACAGTTACTTTTTCAGCTACAGACAAGGGATATAAATTTATTTATCTTGATGGTGTTGCAACAAACACGGGTGTCTATGATGCAGGATTTGGAAGTGGTGATGTAACTCTTACAGGAACACAGACTTTAACAAACAAAACTTTAACAGCACCTAAAATTGGAACTTCCATTTTAGATACTAGCGGAAACGAATTATTACTTTTAACAGCTACAGGTTCTGCAGTTAATGAATTAACACTAGCTAATGCTTCAACGGGTAATGGTCCTATTCTTTCAGCAACAGGTGAAACTAATGTTGATATAAATTTAAACCCTAAAGGAACAGGTGTACTTAAAAGTGCAACTGCTGCAGTTAAAATTGCAGGAACAGAAACTATGTGGGTTCCAGCTTCAGCAATGTATGGAGCTACAACTAACCCAGCAGATGCTCAACAAGTTGAAACAACAGCAACAAGACCTGATATGAAAGTATTAGATTTTGATGCAGGTACAGACGAGTTTGCACAATTTTCAGTGGCATTTCCTAAATCATGGAACGAAGGAACAATTACTTATCAATGTTTTTGGACACCAAGTAGTACAAATACAGGTAACTGTATATTTGGTTTACAAGGTGTAGCTATCGGTGATGGTGATACTATTGATGTTGTTTACGGAACAGCAGTAAATATTACAGACGCTGGTATAGGAACAATAGAAGATCAACAAGTTTCTCCGGTAAGTAGCGCAGTTACAATTGCAGGATCTCCTGCAGTTGACCAACAAACTTATTTTCAATTATTTAGAGATGCAAACGCAGGTACAGATACTTTTACTGGGGATGCTAGAGTTCTTGGTATTAAAATATTCTTTACTACTGATGCAGCTAACGACGCATAAGGAATTTAGATATGAGAGATTTAAAAAATAATCTTACTTCAGGTAAGAACATAAAAAACATACAATCTAGAAAAGGTAAATCTTTTGGTTATCAAGTCTTAGGATTTGGTGCTGGAGGAGGAGCAAGTCCTTTTATAGTTGCAACTGGTGGAACTATAACCGAATCAGGAAATGACAAAATTCATACTTTTACAGGTCCTGGAACTTTTACAGTTTGTTCAGCAGGAAATGCTGGTGGATCAAATACAGTTTCTTACACAGTAGTTGCAGGTGGCGCTGGTGGTGCTTTTTACAATGGTGGCGGTGGTGGAGCAGGAGGATTTAGAGAGGGTAGAACACCTCAATGTAGTACATCATGGGCAGTTAGTCCATTAAATGCTCCAGCAGGTTTGCCAGTATCAGCACAAGGTTATCCAATTACAGTTGGTGGGGGTGGTAGTCAGGGATCTAATCCGTCAAATGCTGGTGATTCAGGATCAAATTCAATTTTTTCAACGATAACTTCTGCAGGTGGAGGTGGAGGAGCAACTGGTAATCCTCCAAACAGAGTCGGTTCAAATGGAGGCTCTGGTGGCGGTGGTGGTTCAGGAAATGCTGCAGGAGGAGCAGGAGGAACAGGTAATACTCCTCCCGTAAGTCCAGCTCAAGGTTTTCCTGGTGGGCTAGCTACTGGTAGCACTTGTGCTAATGCACTAATTGGTGGTGGTGGTGGCGGTGCTACTGTTGTAGGAACATGTGGAAATTTTCCATGTGGCGGCCCAGGAAATGGTAATGGCGGTGCAGGAGCAACAAACAGTATTAACGCAACACCAACTGCGAGAGCAGGTGGCGGAGGTGGTGGTAAACAAGGAAATCCAGGAAGTGCTGGTTCAGGAGGAACTGGAGGTGGCGGTGCTGGAGGAAAAAATAGTGCAGTAGGAAGTGCTGGTTCAACTAACACAGGTGGTGGTGGTGGAGGTGGTTCAGATAGTGGAAATGGTGGAAATGGTGGAAGTGGTATAGTAATAATAAGGTATAGATTTCAATAGGTAAAAAATTATGGCACATTTTGCAAAAATATCAGAAACAAATCAAGTTCTTTCAGTATTAACTTTAAATAATAGCGATATGATAAACGCTGATGGCGTTGAAGATGAATCTGTAGGTCAACAGTATTTAGAAACTCACAACAACTGGCCAGCACAGATGTGGATTCAAACATCTTACAATACATCTGGTGGCACACACAATAATGGTGGTACAGCATTAAGAGGAAATTACGCAGGTATAGGTTATACTTGGGACGAAGATGATAATATTTTCTGGCCTAAAAAACCTCATGCATCTTGGGTAAAACATAATGCATCAGCTTCTTGGAAATCACCTATCGGTGATGCTCCGACATTAACAGCTGAACAAAAATCACAAAATACTCCAGCAGATGAAAATACTCCAGCTACTAATAGTTGGTCTTACGTCTGGAATGAAACTAATACAACTTGGGACTTGACAGACGAATTAGCATAAATTAAAAATGGTGGTGGTATGCGAAAGAAAGTATTAACAGAGCAGTCATTATATTTTGGTAATGTTTTAATGCCAAAACATTGGGAAATAGATAGAACTGAATTAGCTCATCAAATTTTACACTCCAGTTTAATTAATGGAGAATTACAATTTTCAAAAACTTATGATAAGTTAAATACTTATGTGAAAGATCATATTGGTCTTGAGTATAATATAAATTTAATTAACAAAGAAACGTGGGGAAATATATATAAACCCAATGAGACAACAATTCCTTTATTAAATGTTGATCCGGTGGATCTTAAAAATTCTCCAGACTTTACTATGCTTTACGGCGTTAAAGTTAAAGATTGTTTTGTTAGAATACATTATGAAGATAACAGACGTAAAGGAAGAAGTTGGGATATAGAACTTAAAAATAATATGTTCATTATGTTTCCATCAACGAATATGTATTACCTAACCAACAATCAAAAAGATTCATTAAACTTTGTACAAACAATAACTTATGAATATATATAAAAAATTTTTACCTAAACAAGTTTTTGATACATTAAAAAATGCTATAATGGGAGATTATTTTCCTTGGTATTTTAATAATTATATAAATGACAAAGGAAATAGCTTTCAATTTACTTTTATATTTTTGAGAAATGAAAAATATGAATGTTGGGGACAATGGAAAGATATAATAATTCCAGTTTTACAAAATATAAAACATAAAAAAATAAATAGAGTAAAAGCTAATTTATTAACAAGGACAGATAAAATATTTCAACACAAATATCATACAGATCAAGATAAAGGAACAACTGGTATTTTGTATTTAAACAATTGTAATGGTTATACTAAATTTGAAAATGGTAAAAAAGTTGTAAGTGAAGAAAATAAATATGTAGAATTTGATTCTAGTCTAAGACATACTGGATCATCTTGTACAGATAAAAAAAGAAGAGTTGTAATAAATTTTAATTATGAATCTAACTAATTATTACTGGCATTTTCCGGCAGCACTCACACCAAAGTTTTGTGATGATGTAATAGCTTATGCAAATTCACAAGAAGAAGTTATGGCTAGAACAGGCGGCTATGATAATAAAAAATTAGATAAAGACCAAGTTAAAAATATGCAAAGAAAAAGAAAGTCAGATTTAGTATGGCTTAATGATACTTGGATATATAAAGAATTACACCCATACGTTCACGAAGCAAATGCAAGAGCTGGTTGGAACTTTGAATGGGACAAATCAGAATCGTGTCAGTTTACAAAATATAAACACAACCAATATTATGATTGGCATTGTGATAGTTGGGAAAAACCTTATGAAAAAAACAAAGACGATCTTGACAATGGTAAGATTCGAAAACTATCTATGACTTGTCAATTAACAGATGGTTCCGAATACACAGGTGGTGAGTTAGAATTTGATTTTAGAAACTACGATCCACATATGAGAGATGAAAGTCAACACTTAAGAAGAGCAAAAGAGATTTTACCTAAAGGATCTATTATTGTGTTTCCTTCTTTTGTATGGCATAGAGTTAAACCCGTAACCGCTGGCACAAGATACAGTCTTGTTGTTTGGCATTTAGGAAAACCATTTAGATAATATGTATATAAATAATTATTTTAACACAACAATTTGGTCTGAACAAAAACCAGAATTTATAAAATCATTAACTAAAGCATCTAACAAATATATTAAAGCTGCTAGAAATTTTCCAGAAGCTAAAGCACATATAAAAAAGTTTGGTGATTTTGGAAGATCATATCACTCAACACCTCTTACAGCTGACAATGACTTTTTAGATTTTAGGAATTACATTGGTCAAAAATCTTGGGAATATTTAGATCACCAAGGTTTTGATATGAAACAATATTCAACTATGTTTAGTGAGATGTGGGTACAAGAGTTTGCTAAAAAAGGAGGTGGACATCATTCAGCACACATTCATTGGAACCAACACGTATCTGGTTTTTATTTTTTAAAAGCAAATGAAAAAACATCTTATCCTGTATTTCACGAACCAAGAACAGGAGCACGATCTACTAAATTAAAAATGAAAACTAATTTAAAAAAAATTCTTAATGGAAATGATCTTGTTCATTTTAAACCTCAACCAGGAACGTTAATTATATTTCCAGGATATTTAGAACATGAGTTTTCAATGGATTATGGTATTGAACCTTTTAGATTTATACATTGGAACATACAAGCAGTGCCAAAAGAGATGGCTAAAGATGTTTAAAAAGAAAAAGTATACAGTTATTCGTCAAGCTATATCAAAAGACTTGGCTAGTTTTGTTGCAAACTATTTTATGATGCAAAAACAAGTCTATGATACTTGTAGAAACGCTCGTTACATCTCACCTTTTGAAAATATTATAGGTCACTACGAAGGTAAAGATGAACAAATTCCACATACTTATAGTCAGTATTCTAATATAGCTATGGAAACTTTAATGTTAAAATGCCAACCTAAAATGGAAGAAGCAACAGGTCTTAAATTATATCCAGCTTATACTTATGCTAGAATCTATAAAAAAGGTGATGAACTTAAAAGACATAAGGATAGATTTAGTTGTGAGATATCAACTACTATGAATCTTGGTGGTGATGATTGGCCAATCTATTTAGAACCTTCTGGAAAAGAAGGGTTAAAAGGAATACAAATTAATTTAAAACCAGGAGACATGCTAGTCTATTCTGGTTGCGAACTAGAACATTGGCGAAATAAATTTAGAGGTAAGGAATGCGTTCAAGTATTTCTTCATTACAACAATAGAAAAACTTCAGGCTCAAAAGATAATATGTTTGACAAACGTCTACATTTAGGACTTCCATCTTGGTTTAAACGATGATATATCCCTATAATGGAGACAGTAATCCACCATACCTACTGTCTCCTTTATAAGGATTTATATGTTACAGAAACTAGGATTTGCTCCAGGATATAATAAACAAGTTACTGAACTAGGTGCCGAAGGGCAGTGGTTTGATGGTAATAATGTTAGGTTTAGATATGGTTCTCCAGAAAAAATAGGTGGCTGGGATCAATTAGGTTCAGATAAATTAACAGGTGCCGGAAGAGCTTTGCATCATTTTGATAATAATGCAGGAGTTAAGTATGCAGTAATTGGTACAAACAGAATGTTGTATGCTTATTCTGGAGGTGCTTATTATGATATTACTCCAATAAGAACAACAATCGGTAGTATTAATTTTTCATCTTCTTCAGCATCGCCAACGGTTACAGTTACATTTCCATCTTCTCATGGTATGG